AGGGAATATATATGCAATGCAAAGAAGTAAAAGCAGAAGTGTATGAAGATATGGGTCGATTAAAAATTAAAAAGATTATAGAATGATAACAAGAGGACAAACTGGAATGACTACAAAAAGAAAACCAAAAAGTAAATCTAAAGTCAACGAAGCTGGTAACTATACTAAACCAGGAATGAGAAAGTCTTTGTTTAACAGAATAAAAGCTGGAGGCAAAGGAGGCAAACCTGGACAGTGGTCAGCTCGTAAAGCGCAAATGTTAGCTAAACAATATAAAGCTAAAGGCGGCGGTTATAAATAATGGTAGGCAGAAGAGTAAAGCCAGTCAGAATAAACAATGAATGGATAACTTCTACTTACAAAAACTTTCCTATAGAAAGGGTATTAAGGAATGAAATCAAAAATAAAAAAAATAAAAAAAGTAATTAAAGGTTTGAAGAAAGCTTCTAAGACGCATGCAGGTCAAGCTAAATCGTTACAAAGTGCAATAGGTAAAAATGGCAAAAGATCCAAGAGTCGGAACAGGTAAAAAACCTAAAGGGTCTGGCCGTAGACTGTATACGGATGAAAATCCAAAAGATACTGTAAGTATAAAATATGCAACACCTGCAGATGCAAGAGCAACAGCTGCTAAAGTTAAAAGAATTAATAAACCATATGCTCGTAAGATACAAATACTTACAGTTATGGAACAAAGAAGTAAAGTGGCAGGAAAGTCACAACAAGCTGCAATAGCTAAGAAAGCTAAAGAAAGTTTAAGGAAGAAACATGGCAATAAAAAAAAGTCAACAAAGTCTTAAGAATTGGACTAAACAAAAGTGGAGAACTAAGTCTGGAAAGAAATCTTCTAAGACTGGAGAAAGATATTTACCTGAAGCAGCCATTAAAGCTTTATCCCCTGCGGAATATGCCGCTACAACTAGGGCAAAAAGAAAAGGCACAAAGAAAGGTAAACAGTTTGTAAAACAACCTAAAAATATTGCAAAGAAAACCAGGAGATATAGATGAGTAAAAAAGATTCAAGATTAGCGAGAGCAGGAGTATCTGGGTTTAACAAACCTAAAAGAACTCCTAATCATCCTAAGAAGTCACATATAGTGGTGGCTAAAGAAGGAGATAAAATTAAAACTATTCGGTTTGGTCAGCAGGGAAAGAAAGTGGGAACATTATCAGGAACTGCAGGTAAACCAAAAGCAGGGGAATCAGCTAGAATGAAAGCAAAACGTAAATCATTCAAAGCAAGACATGGTAAAAATATAAAGAAAGGTAAGATGTCTGCAGCTTATTGGGCTGATAAAGTTAAGTGGTGATCAATGAAAGTATGTATAGTTAATCCAGGCAGATGCGGTGGCACTGTTGTCTTGGCTAGTTTAGCAAACAAACTAGATAATTTTTTAATGATTTATGAAATTACTAATCATAAAGATGGATTAAACGTACTTAAAGCAAATCAGAATATTATTTTTAAATATCAATTTTTGTACACCCTTGCTCCATTAAAGGGGGCAGATAAATATATTATAGTAGATAGAAAAGATCAAGACGCTTGGATATATAGCACCTATATGTCTGCAGTAAATTATCATTGGCACGGATCTTTAAAACATACAACAGATAGATTTTTTAATCAAAACGATTTTAATATAGCAAAAGATAATCTTTTAAATTTATATAATAATTATTGGATACCTGAAAGAGAAAGATTGCTAAAAGAAGAAAAAACAGATATAATATGGCAAGAAGATATTAACATTACAGAAGATGTTTATATTGACTTGCCCTTACGTAAAAAAACTAAACTAACTCCTGTTTGGAGTCCAACATACAAAGGAACATACTATGGCTTATCTTAATCATAACATTCCCCCTTTTTCAGCATATATAAGAAACGAATACCTTTTTGATCATACAAAAGGACATGGGGAGTTTACATTCTGTGACGTACATTGTGTAGCATCTTTGGAAAGACGAGCTTTGTTATTTGAGTGTTTATTACCTAATGGAGTTAATTGGACTCGTAGACCTATACATTCTTTTGTTTGGAAGAAAGAAGCTCCTAAACATGATTTAAATATACATCAATATTGGGATTGCTTTTCTCCATATGTTAATGTACAAAGACGAAATAGATTAGCTAATTGCAGAGCTGAGTTGGTAGACTTTAAAGGTGAGAAAAGAAAAGGCACGTATATGTTTACTATTGACTGGGCTTGGGAAGATAAGTCTTCTTTTTTAGATACTAATTTTTCTGAAGACCCTGAACACAAATGTGCTCACATGTTTAGAATGGATGAAGGTACTTTTTTTGCTTATCCTAATAATAGAATTATTTGGTATGATGATGCTTATATGGAAAAAAGATTAGACAAAAATCCAGGCTATCTAATAGATCAAACATTTTATACAGTTGAAAATACACGAGAAGATTCGTGGACAGACGACTCATACATGACTCAATTTGAACGTGAGAAGTGAAGATCTTTTTCGATCACATAACAGGCAAGTTAACACATTACGATTTAATATATTCTTTAATACTCGCACAATTTGAGCCAGAAGAATATGATTATGCTTTAGATAATGGTTGGATTCCTCTGTCTTGGTACTACACAAAACTTGATGGCCAGACATGGATTAATGCTAGAAGCTGTAGATTAGATTTAACTAAATTTAATTTTAATAAAAATAAAAGGTATAAGTTAAAGAATAAAGAAATAACAGTTAAAGTATTTGATGATTTAACTGAGGAGTTGGTAGAAATACTAGCATCTATTTATAGAAAATACATAAGACACAAAAAGTTTTATGAAAAAAATAATGAAGAAGAAAGTGAGGAGTTTTACAGAGATGACCCTATTGATTGGAGATATTTCGTTTACTATCATAATGACAATCCTATTGCTTTTACAGAACTTATAACATATAACAAACACTTGATTACAGGGCAATTTGCGTGGGATTATGAAAATCCTAAATTAGGTATGGGATCGTACGCTACATTATATGAGATTAAATGGGCAATAGATAACGGATTCGATAAATACTATCTATCATATGCCTATGAAAATAGTAGTTTATATAAATTACATTATGATGGGTTTGAATTTTGGACAGGAAGAAAATGGTGCACAGATAAAGCTATCTATGAAAAATTATGCAAGAATGATGATAGTGTTAAAGACTTAGTTGATTTAAATGAATCTCAGGAAAAGTATTTTGAAATACTTGACAAAGAATTATAATCAGTATATAATTAGCTTAAGATCGCCGAAAGGGATTGAAATTTAATTTTGCTTAACGGAGGAAATTATGATTAGATCATTAATAGATTGGGAACCATATAAACCATTTACTATAGGTTTCGATTCATTCTTGGACAGACTCACATCCATTGAAATGGACTCACCGAGTTATCCACCATATAACATTTACAGAACTGGAGACTTTACATATTCTATTGAAGTTGCATTAGCAGGCTTCGATAAAAAGAATATTGACGTAACCTACGCTGATAATACTTTAACTATCAAATCTAAAAAACAAGAAGACAATAAAGATACCTTACACAAGGGTATTTCACAGAGAGCTTTTACCAGAAGCTTTTGTCTAGCTGAAGATATAGTTGTTAAAGATGCTAGGTTTACTAACGGTATGCTTTGTATAGAATTAGAAAAGATTGTACCAGAGGAGAAGAAACCTAAGACAATTAAAATTAAATAATTAACGTGCCCCCTGACAGGAGATCAAATGAGTGTACATGCATTTAAAAATAGAATAGATAAGGTATTAACTGATGCTATTCAAACTAATCAAGAACAAGTTTCTAATGGAGCTGCTGAAAATTTTGAAACCTATAAATATTTAGTAGGAGTTTTTCAAACATTAGTAGATATGAAAGCCAGAATCCATGATGAATATATTAAACAAATCAAAGCAACAGGAGAAGATAATGAAGATAATTGATGAAACTCTACCAGAACCATCTGGTTTTAGAATACTTTTAAAACCGAGGGAGATACAAGAAAAGACAGCAGGGGGCATTATATTAGCTGATATTAGTAAAGATCATCAGGCTTTACAGACTAATGTATCAAAAGTATTAGCTATGGGAGCTGACTGTTATACTGATAAAGGTAGCCAATGGTGCAAGGTTGGCGACTGGGTATTAACTGGAAAATATATTGGGCACAAATTTAGATACAATCAAGAAGAATACTGCATAATAAATGATGATGAAGTTATTGCTGTAGTTCCTGATCAAGATAAAGTTTCTGCCAAATAGACTTGCAAGTCGCAAGAAATTAGCGTATAATAATAACAATTAACAGCGTTTAACGTGGGTCGCACCCAAAGGAGGTCTGATATGATAGACAATGAGCAAGCAGGACAAATCGAAGAACTAGAAGATGTAGTTATAGATTTGGCTGAAGATGAAGGCGAACAGCCTGAAGAGACTAGTGATACTGAGTCTCCAATCACTGAAGAAGTGAAAGAGGAATCGGATACAAAAGAAGAGACAAACGATCAGGAAGAAATTGCTGATGACACGTCTGAAGAAATAAAAGAAGAATCTGAAGAACCTGAAACAACCGAAGATGACTCAAAAAAAGTATTCGGCAAGAGAGCTGAAAAAAGGATAAAGCGTCTTGTCGCACAAAAAAAGGAACTAGAAGAAAAACTCAAAGCCGCAGAGGATGAGAAAAATTCTTTACAAGCGAAGACAGATCAATTCGCTAGAGCATCTGCTCAAAACGAATTGGATTCAATTAATAACTATATTGAAGGCCTATCTAGCCGAGAAGAACAAGCCTTAACTGCTTTGAAGATTGCTAAAGAAAGTGGCAATGTTGAAGAGGAAATCAAAGCAACTGATACTTTAGCTACTGTTAAAGCTGAGACACTTGTCGCTAAACAGTACAAGGCACGAGCAGAATCTCGTGTACCTCAAAAACCTTCTGGCAATGAATCCAAAGAAGACGTAGCTGCTGAACAACCACAAAGTCAGAGAGTGCCTGATAGAAGAGCACTTGATTGGCAAAAAAGAAATAAATGGTTTGGGGGCAATGAAACTTCAGATAGAATCATGTCACAAGCTGCAGTTCTAATTCATAAGGAAATAATAGAAGATGGCATTATGCCTGACTCAGATCCAGATGAATATTATGCAGAGCTTGACGCTAGACTTAGATCGGAATTTCCAGATAAGTTTAAAGTGAAGGGAGCTAAAAAAGTTCCAACAGTTGTAGGCGGAACACGTGCAACCGTCGGCACATCCAAAGTTAAATTAAGCAAAACGGAAGTTGAAATGGCTAATAGACTAGGGGTGGACTTAAAAGAATACGCACGCCAAAAACAACGCCAAAAATCGGCGGGAGGACAATAAATGACAAAAGCAACTCAAAGTAGTCGTAAAACACGGGCTTCGACAACTCGTAAAAAAACTTGGGCACCTCCAGGTAAACTTGATGTAGGTCAAGAACCACCTGAAGGTATACACTATCGTTGGGTCAGACATGAATTATTAAATAATCCTGATGACGCAAATGTGAATAGTAGAATTCGTCAAGGTTATGAGCCAGTCAAACCAGAAGAATTAGGAGTAGCAGCTCCTGATGTTTTGGATAAAGGTAAATATGCAGGCACAGTTAGATCTGGGGATCTTATCTTAATGAAAGTTCCACAAGAAATTGTAGATCAACGTGATGCATACTATCAAGATCAAAGTAAGAGAATGGCTGCAGCATATAATCAAGACTTAAAAAATGCTTCTACAGATTCAATGCCTGTCTCTGATGAGTCTAAAACAACGTATAGTACGGGTCCAAGAACAACTAAGTTCGAAGATTAGAATTTATCCAATTCTGGTCTTCTTTTTTATAAACAATTTTTTTCAAAGGAGAAAATTATTATGGCTGGATTTGGGCTATCACCCGTAAAACACATCAAAGGTGGTGTTGTCCGTTCTAATAACTTCACCGACGGAAACGGTTACAAGATTGCAGCAACTGCACCAACTGCCTATTTTGAAGGCGACTTGGTTACGTTGTCTGCTGGTTTACTTGTAACAGACATGGGCGCAGCATCACCAGGTGCTGTTGTCGGTGTTTTCTGGGGTGCTGAATATCAGGACAACTCTACAGGCGACGTAAAATTTGTGAGATCAATCGCAAGTGGAACTGTTGCTAAAGCAAAATACAAAGCGTATGTCTATGATGATCCAGATGTTATGTTTAAAATTCAAGCAGACCAAGATACAACAGCAATTACTGAAGCTGAAGTAGGACACAACTGTCAAATCGTTGCTAGTCCAACTGGTTCTACAATTACACATAAGTCTGGTTTAGTAGCAGATTCAAGTACTGCAGCAACTGGTAATGCAGGTTTTCCATTAGCTATCTTAGGTAGTGCGGAAACTGACATGGGTTACTCTGCAGCTGGAACTACTATGGACGTACTCGTTAAAATCAACACTCATCAATTCGGCATAGCTGCTGGAAATGCTGGGATTTAATTTAGGAGGAATAACAAATGGCAATTACTAGAGGTCAACTCCTCAAAGAATTAGTACCTGGCTTAAATGCCATTTTCGGAACCGAGTATTCTCGTTACGAAGATGAAGCGTCAGTACTATACGATCAGGAGTCATCAAACAGAGCTTTCGAAGAGGAAGTACTTTTCCCAGGATTTGGAGAAGCGCAAACTAAATTCGAAGGCGCAGGCGTAGCATACGCTCAAACAGGGGAAGGCTGGGTAGCTCGTTACACTAACGAAACAGTTGCTCTTGCTTTCGCAATCACTGAAGAAGCTATGGAAGATAACTTGTATGACAAATTATCTACACGTCTAACAAAAGCTTTAGCACGATCTATGTCGGCTGCTAAACAAACTAAAGGTGCAACAATCTACAACGATGCATTCACTGTTTCCAACGGTGGAGATGGACAACCATTGGTATCCAATGCTCACCCACTACAAAACGGCGGCACTGCATCTAACAGACCAACTGCATACAGTGACCTTTCTGAAACATCTTTAGAAAGTGCACTTATCGATATCGCTGGATTTACAGATGATAGAGGTCTACCAATTGCACTACAAGCAAAAACCTTACACATACCAAGACAATTGGTATTTGTAGCAGAGCGTCTGATGGCATCTCCATACAGACCTGGCACTGCAGATAATGACGTTAATGCCATTAAATCTACTGGAATGATTCCAGGTGGTTACTTTGTTAACCATAGATTTAATGACCCTGACGCATTCTTCTTGAGAACTGACTGCCCTAACGGCATGAAAATGTTCCAAAGAACTCCAGTGGCTACAAGCATGGAAGGTGACTTTGAAACTGGTAATGTAAGATACAAAGCTAGAGAAAGATACGTTTACGGTTTTTCTGACTGGCGTGGTGTCTACGGTAACAAAGGAGCTTAATAAGCTTATACAAGGGGGGCTTTCGAGTCCCCTTTGTTCTTGGATTTAACAAATTCTACTGACTGACCAAGCAGACGATATAGAGACAGTAGAAAAATAACTTGGGACTATAGATTCCCAGAAGGATTAAACATGGCAACAACAACTTTTTCAGGCCCGATTAAATCAGGCACAGTAAAAGCTACAACTGGAACAGCAGTTGGAGAAAAGAAAAACACAGGCACTGTAGCTTGTCAACAAGTTTCAGTAAAAATAAATCATGACGATAATGCAAGTGGTTCAACAGGTATAGTTGTACCTGCAAACTCTATGATATTTGCAATTGAGTTTTTCACACAAGAATTATTTACAGGCTCAAACACAACAGAATTAGATGTCGGAACTTCATCTGACCCTGATTTCTTTGTCGATGGTGCAGCAGTATCTGCTACAGCAACAGGAGGTATCACATCTCCAGCTGCTCATGCTAGATGGATTAACGTTGGAACAGAAGACGTAGAAATATTTGCATCTATGGTAGCAAACTCAGCTAGTGCAGGTGAATTATTTATTGTAGTGACTTATATACAAGACGCTAACGTATCGTAATAAAATAATTTGAGGAGGCTTCGGCCTCCTCTTCCTAGGAGGATAATATATGGGAATTTCATTCCAAGGTGATGCTAATTCGACTAACATAGCAACAGGTGCAACAGGCACTAGTGCTACTAGTGATGGTCAAAATACAGCAGCACACAGACAAAGACTTTTAGCTCTTTTATTAACAGCAGGAAGTAATACAGCTACGGCAACTATATATGATGGACAGTCTAATGGCGGAACTAAAATATTAAAAATATCTGCAGTTGCAAACACTAGCACACATATCAATATCCCTGATCAAGGTAAAGTTATTGATACAAATATTTTTGTAGAAGTTACAGGCACGTCTTCAGAAGCTACAGTATTCTGGAATTAATATGGCTACTTCACAATCTAATAAAGAAGCCATAATAGAAATAAAAGGCGAACTAAAATTATTGCATCAAAAAATAGATCTTATGAAAGATAATCATCTTGATCATATGGCTAAAGATATTGACAGATTAACTAAATTTGTTTGGGTAGTTGGTGGTACAGTATTTGCACAAATGTGTTATTTAATAGTTCGCTCTTTAATGTAAGGAGGACATATGGCTACTTCAGGTACCCATAATTTTAATTTAACACTTGATTCCATCATACAAGAAGCGTATGAAAGATTAGGTGATAGTGCAAAAGGTGGATACGATCTTGTAACCGCTAGACGTTCATTAAATTTATTAATGATTAAATGGATGAACGAAGGAGTAAATCTATTTACTTTAGATCTAGAAGATACAAGAATGACTAATGACCAAGATCATATTACGTTTTCATCAAGCAAATACTCTGATGTTCTAGATGCTTCTATAAGTGATACTAGCGATTCAACAAATGTTAATGATATACCTTTAGAAAGAATTAGTTATTCAGAATATTTATCTATTCCTAATAAAGCTACTAAAGGAAAACCAATTCAATATACAGTTGAAAGAAACGCACAATACAATTCATCAGGAACTGCAAGTCACAAAGTTTTTTTATGGCCTGTGCCAGATAAAACTTATGTAAGTGGTGGACAAACTATAAGTGCTTACACATTTAAAGCATGGATGATAAAATATCCTGATGATGTAGGATGGACTAATACAGCTAGTGGACAAGCAACAGTAGGCGGTCCATACATAGACTATACACAAAACGCACAAATACCAAAAAGATTATTACCAGCATTAATTAGTGGCCTTACCGTAGAGCTAGCTAACAAGCTTCCTGGTTCTGTTGATATTCAAAGACGACAAGAACTAACAGCGATTTACAACGAAGAATGGCAGAAGGCACAAGAAGAGGATAGAGAAAGAGCAGCATTTGTTGTTACCCCATCAGTGCCTTATATTTAAATTATGGCAAGATATTCACGAGGAAAACGAGCAGTATTAATGGACGATATATTTGGTCGTAAGATCAGATATAAAGACGCTAGAACTCAATGGGATGGTAAACGAGTATATAAAGGTGACTTTACTCCTAAACATCCTCAACTAGAACCTCAGAAGTACATGAAGTTAGATGGTACGGATGCTCTAAAAGATTCACGTCCTGATAATGATGGGGCTAATCAAACTGTCACTATTGAATTAGGATCTTTACATGGTAAGTTTTCTGGCCAAATGGCAATACAACCACCGCCTCGTCCACCACAATTAGGTTTAAGTTTACTTGATACTCCTGTCACAGGATTTGAAGCTACTGCAGGATTTACATTAACTGCTAACCAATTAAACTTTATTGAAGATGCTCCAGGTTTTGGAATGACATCTGGCCATGGGGTTACAGGATTATTCTTTAATTCTACAGAAGTGCCACCATCTCAACATGCAACAACTTCACAAGGAACTGTTTCATTTAATTTAGCTGAAACTCCAGATGGATTATCTGCTACTGCATCAGTAGGTACGTTACAATTTAGTGCACAAGAAGACGCTGTAGGCGGATCTGCTACAGCTCAACAAGGAACTTTAGAATTTAGTGCAGTTGAAAATGCAATAGGATCACAAGCAAATACATCTCAAGGAACAATAACACCTGCACAAATAGAAGAAGTTGGAGGACAACAAGCATCATCAGGTCAAGGATCTATAGTATTTAATTTTGCAGATCAACCAGATGGTATAGCTGCAAACTCTGCACAAGGTACTGTTGGATTCTTAATCGGAAATACTATCACACCTGATGATCAAGAAGCTACAGCTCAGCAAGGTACTCCTGGATTCTTACAAGCTGAAGAAGTTTCAGGTATTGCAGCAACAGCATCTGAAGGAACTGCAAGTGTAATTCTAAACTTTACAGAAAATGTACCAGGTTTAGGTATGACTTCTGCTCATGGTGGTTTAGGATTTAGGTTTAATTTTGTAGAAGTACCTCCTGGAATACAGGCTGCTTCGCAACAAGGAACAATAGCTATTAATACGGCACATCCTGTATCAGGGTTGTCTTCTACTGCTGAACGTGGTACAATAGCTGTAGCATTCCCAGGGTATGGTTTAAATCCTTGGGGTCATGGAAAATGGGGTCAATAAATGAAGTTTACGTACGTAGAATTAAAACAAGCAATACAAGATTTTACAGAAAATGATGCAACGGAATTAACTACAGCAACAGGATCAGGTATAGCTCCTATTGATGTTATTATCGGATTAGCTGAAGAAAGACTATACAGAGAAATAGATTTTACTAATGCTCAATTTACAACTACTTTGACAATATCAGCTAATTCAAGCACCGTTGCTGTACCTCAAGATTTGATATTTGTACGATGGATTAGAACTCAGAATGGTGACTGGGTATACGAAAAGGATGAATCCTTTATACGAGAGTATTGGCGTGCCCCCGCTACCACATCAGGTGATGATCCATCATACTGGGCTTTTAGCAAGACTAATAAGAATTATACGTCTTCTAATAGACACATGAATTTTTTATTTGCTCCAACCCCTTCGGTTGACAAAACCGTTGAGATCAGTTATAATATACAACCAACAGGTTTATCGTCTACGCAGTCGAATACTTACTTAGGAGACTATTGTGGAGATGCTTTACTATATGCTTGCTTGCTAGAATCAGGTAATTTTATGAAGGTTGATCAAATGCAAATGCAAAGGTGGCAACAACTATATGAAAGAGCTGCCCAAACATTAGCTACTGAAGAGCAAGTAAGAATGCGAAATTCTACTCTAATGCAGGGAGAATTAAATGAAATGCAAAGAACAACAAAAAATAGATACTAATTAAAGGAGAATCTAAATGGCAATTACATCAGCAATAGCAACTAGTTTTAAAGTTGAGATTTTAAAAGCTGTCCATAACTTTACAAACAGTTCTGGAAATACTTTTAAGGTAGCTCTAATTAAGGCAAACGCTTCGCAATCAGGTACTTATGGTGCTGCCACAACTTCTTATACAGATGTAACTGGTAACTCAGATGAGCTTGCTAATGGTAACGGTTATGCTACGGGCGGTGTCACACTAGTGAACACTACTCCATCATCATCTGGTACTACAGCTCACTTAACGTTTACAAACAACGCACAATGGACATCAGCTACATTTACAACAAGAGGATGTATAATTTATAACGACTCAGCTACTGGTGATCCAGCAGTTATGGTTATTGATTTTGGAGCAGACTATTCTGTAGCAGGTGGTACATTTGAAATACAATGGCCTACTAACGATGCGTCAAATGCGATCTTAAGAATAGCATAAGGAGTTAAATTATGGCATCAACTTGGTCAAACTTAGGTTTGCGATTAATGGCTACAGGTGAAAATGATAACACCTGGGGCGCACAGACTAATGATAACTGGAATAGGATGGAAGATTCTACAGACGGTTACATATCTGTAGCACTAAGCTCTACAACGCATACTGCAACATTTACTACACAACCGACATCTTATGCTTCTGAAGAAGGAAGAAAGCGTGTCATTAACTATACAGGTTCTCCAGGGGGCACGTGTACAGTAACACTTCCTAATATTGAAAAGGTGTTCGTAGTTAGAAATAATACTGACCAGTCATTAATATTTACTGCAGGAACAGGAGCACAAACAGTGACTCTTGCGTCTGGCTTTGATGCTCAAATTTATGTAGACGGATCTGATGAGGTTCATAATTGTTTTGACCAAATGACAGGTTCGGTTCCTACAACTTCACAAGTAGTTACAGCATTATCAGGAGCCACGCTAACAGGCGCTCTTACTATCGATAATACTTTCACAGCTAATTCTGGTGGAACTTTTGGAAGCAATGTTTCAATAACAACTGCAGACAACACAGACACATTAAAATTAGTGTCAACAGATGCTGACGCTAGTGCTGGGCCAGTTCTTGTATTAGATAGAGCATCAGGTAGTCCTCAAGATGGTGATTTGATAGGTAGAGTTATTTATAGGTCAAGAAACGATGCAGGTGAAGAACTTGATTTAGTAAAAACTTCTTGTTTTATTGTTGATGCCTCTGATGGCACAGAAGATACACAATTTGAAATAGATCAAAGAATAGCTGGAACATATAGAAATATGCTTACTACATCTGCTAGTCAAATTATTTTTAATGAGGACTCACAAGACATAGACTTTCGAGTAGAGTCTGATGGTAATACTCATATGTTATTTGTTGATGCTGGTAATGATCACGTTAACATTGGTACAGCTACTGACGGTGGTGGTACATTAAATGTTAATGGACTTATAAACTATTTAGAATCAGACACACTAATAGGTGGTCTTACTTCAAGTAGTAGTGACCTTATACTTAGAGCAACTGTTCAAGACAAAGATATGAAGTTTACAGGTAATGATGGTGGCGCAACGATAACTGCTTTAACTCTTGATATGTCTGAGGCTGGTGCAGCCACATTTAACAATAACGTTACAGCATTCTCGGATGAAAGATTAAAGACAGATATTAAAACAATTGAAAGTGGTTTAGATAAAGTTTCTAAAATGAGAGGTGTAACTTTTAAAAGAGATGGCAAACTAAATAGTGGTGTGATTGCACAAGAGCTAGAGAAAATAGCTCCTGAATTAGTTAAGACTGCAGATGACGAGATGGGTACCAAATCAGTTGCTTATGGTAATATGGTGGCATATCTTATTGAAGCAGTAAAAGAATTAAAAGTAGAATTAGATAACCACAAAAAGAATTGTCACTGTAAGGAGGAATAAATGGCTTTACCTAATAGTGGCCCACTCTCTTTAGATCAAATTCACGTTGAAGCAGGCGGAAATAGTGGTAGCTCCGCAAGTATAAACGATGCAGACATTCGTGGTATGATTGGAAAATCAGACGGTGCTCAAAGTTCTTTTAGTGATTTTTACGGTGCTTCTTCATCAGTAACTATTAATCAAACTATTTCAAATAGCACGAACAACTATAACATGGCCAGTAACAGAGGGCCTACATATTCCGCAGGAGTAACAAATTATACACTAACTATTAATCCTGGAGTAACAGTTGGAACTAATTCAACAAGTTCTACTTCATTACAAACTGGTTCACCGTGGAGTTCTGGAGATACAATCATAGTAGAAAATTATGGTAGTGTCAAAGGTGGCGGAGGTCCTGGCGGAGCAGGCGGGAGTTTATCTACTCCTCAAAACTTTGGCGGACCAAATCCTCAACACATTACTCCTGGAGTCGCAGGAACTACTGTAAATGGAGCTGCATTTAATGCAGCGTATCCTGTCACTTTTAAAAACTTCGGTTCTATTTATGGAGGCGGAGGCGGAGGGGGCGGTGGTGGCTCTAGAAGATTTGCAAAAGGTGCTGGTAAAAATACAAGCCTTTATCAAGTAGGTAGTGCAGGCGGTGGCGGTGGAGGTGCTGGTGTTACTGCTGGTACTGGAGGTCCTATCACAAGAGCAGGTGAACCTTTTAATAATTCACCAGGGACTGCTGGATCTGCAGGTTCTGCTAATGCAGGCGGAGCTGGAGGAACTGGGGCTATGCAACCATCAAATCCATTCGATAACATGGAAACATTTGGGCAGACAGGGGGCACTGGCGGTGGATTAGGTTCTGATGGTGCTGCAGGGAATATAAATCCATTTGGAAATGCAGCAGGAGATCATCAAAATGTTTTTTCTAATGCCGCTCCTGGAGGAACAAGAGGTTTTATAACTTCAAACTCTTCATCAATAACATTTAACCCATCTGGAACTCAAGGAGGAAGGACATCATAATGAATCAGAATTTAAGAAATAAAAAATATAAAGTACACGTAGCAGATTACAACCCTGAACAAAACAGTTTACTATGCTCATTTTCGAGTGATGAAACAAGAAAAGATGCAAAAGATTATCAATCTTTTAATTACGATTTAACTATGTACAAAGACATGACACCTGAAGATATTATAAAAGAAATAGCCAAAGGTGCTCCAACTATTTGTGAAGAAATAGAAAATAAAGAAAAATATACAATTAATATAGAAGATGATGAAATATTTCAAAAACTTGAAAATAAAGATTTTGAATTTACACATGAAGAATTATTTCCTACTCTTTATCAAGAACCAATGACTTGGGCGGAAAGAGCAACCAAGGCTGCAGAAATATTAGAGACAGATCCTGATTATGATTTTGGTGCAGGGCCTGGAGTTATACCTAGCATGGCTCCTACCCCAGATGAAATGTTACAGGAAAATACTGCACAACAATTAGAAAGTCAAAGTCCCTTAAGAGAATCTTTAGATTTAGATCCTATACGGGATGAAGTTAAGCCATCTATAAAAAGTGAAGAAGTATGACAGTAATATTTGAGCCATTGCTACCTGCTATAGCAAAGTTTGATGATAATTTGCAGGTGTCATGGGGAAGTAACAATCCACCCATAGATGGGAATGGTAAAGGTTCTTTATTTTCTAGAACTGAAAAATGGGAAAGAGCACATTTAGATTTGCAAGACCCACACCCAACGTATCCTTTAATTCAACAATCTCAACAAACCCATGTCTTAATACAAGGTAAATCTAGAATTACTTGGAAATGGATTGCGGATGATAATATTCAAGATGCAAATGTACAACAGTTTATGAATTACTTAAAAGGTTCTTCTTTTAAAGAATTAATATATGATGAAAACTATGATGCATTTGCTAAGAGTTATCACATAGATATTGAATATAAGTATGCTTATAGTGATTGGGATCAAACGCCTTTGTTTTATGATATACCATGTTCAGGAATATCAGTTGAATATTTATCAGATGATGTTGAAATGTTATGTATTATGAGATTATCAAATATAAAAAATTGGACATGTATACAAAAAGATTTAATGCCAAATGAGGAAACTGATGTTTCAAACGATGGAACTTATTGCTATATTATAGCTGGGGGCAAAGTTAATATAAATGGCGAAGAGCAAAAGCATCCTATATCAGTAAAAAGATTAACATCAGAAAATGCAACATATAAAAATATAGCCGACAAACCAATAAAGATATTAAAATATTATAGATAGGTAGCGTAATGAGCGCATTATTAAAATTATCACCACCATCACCTGGGATAGTTACTGAAGTTTCTGACTATCAAGCACAGATGAGATATACAGATGGAGATCTAGTAAGATTTAGAAATACCTTTCCTGAAAAATTAGGAGGGTGGGAACAACGTGATGCGTCTATAGGTTTTACTATTGAAGGAACTGTGAGAGCATTATTATCAGGCATAACTAATTTAGGACAAAGGTGGATTATATACGGTACTAATACTCATGTTTATTTAGAAAGCGGCGAAGCTTTTTATGATGTTACACCTTACAGAACAGCTACTAATGCTTTAACAAATCCATTTACAACTGGCTCAGCAGGATCTAATGAAGTTACTGTGACTTGGGCATCTCATGGTATTACAACCACAAATCCTGCATCAAGAGTTATCATATCTAGTATTGGATCAGGAACAGTTGATGGTGTTACTATTGCACCTGGAGAATATTTAGCTACTGTTGTTAATGCTAATTCATTTACTATAACTCCTGTAGCAGGCACTGGAGCATCTATTTCAGGAACAGCTAGTTCAGGATCTACATCAGGTGGAGGGGCAGTAAACATTCGAGCGTTAACAAACAACGGGCCAGATGATAGCACAATAGGTTTTGGTTTTGGTGCAGGAACTTATGGGTCAAGTACTTGGAACACTGCTAGAAGTACAGGTATTGCACAAAACACACGAGTTTGGTCTTTTGACATGTGGGGCGAAGATATTGTAGCTTCTACTGGAGATGGTACAGAAGAAATATATTATTTCGATATGACAAATCTTACAGATAGAGGAGTTACTCTTTCTCAATATGTTACAACTCTTGGCCTGCCTACTACTGGTATACCTTCAAAAGTAGGACGAGTTTTAGTTTCCACACCAGACAGACATCTAATTGCTTTTGGATGTGAGCCTGAAGGTAGTACAGATTTTGATCCATTAACAGTAAGATTTGCATCTCAAGAAACTTTAAATATCTGGAATGCTGATGAGTTAAATTCAGCAGGTGATCAAAGATTAGGAACAGGTGCTGAAATAACTGCTGTTAGAAAGTCTAAGGGGCAACTATTAATTTGGACTGATCAAGATTTATATGGTATGCAATTTATTGGCCCACCATTTACATTTGCTTTTACTCAACTAGGTACACGAGCAGGAGCGTTATCTGTAAATTCTCCAGCAACTGTTGAAGGTGTAGCTTACTGGATTGGTGAAAATAATTTCTACGTATATGATGGAACAATTAAAGTGTTACCATGTCCTGTACATAATTTAATTTATGGAGGATTAAGGCCAGATTCAACAGTAAAAGAAACATTAAGTATGTTACAATCTCAGAAAATTTTTAGTGCACAAGTATCTAAATACAATGAGATTTGGTGGTTTTATGGAGCTGACTCAACTAACATAACAACAGACGTGACCACACCTGCGACAGATATTAATAGATACGTAATATATAATTACGTAGACAACACTTGGTCAATTGGACAATCGTTAGTAAGAACTGCTTGGGAAGATAGTGATACTTTTAGCACTCCAATAGCCGTTGACTTATCTGGAGTTGTCTACAATCAAGAAACAGGATTTGATAATAATGGTTCTGCTATGACTTCTTTTATACAAACAGGATATTTTAATGGTGATGAAAACGGAGATCAAGTTTTCTTTATGGATAGAATTATACCTGATACAACATTTGCTGCAGGTGATACTATTAAGACAGAAATAAACACTAAGCGATATCCTAACGATGCAAACGTAGTTACAAAAGGACCTTTCTCTATAAATTCTACACAAGGTAAATTAGATTTTAGAGCAAGAGGTAGAGCGTTTCAAGTAAAAATATTTAGCGATGCAACTGACACACAATGGCGATTAGGAACTTGGCGTGTGCGTGGACAACCAGATGGTACTAGGTAATGAGTTTATATAGTAAAGGAATATACCCAGAATTATCTGTTGAAGAAAGAACAAATAAAACTATTCTGGCTAGAACATATGACGCATTAATACAAGCATTAAGATTAAGGGATAACTCTTTAAGCCCTATACCAAGGCGCTTAGCAGATGATACAGAACAAAAATCTATGAATTGGTTTTTAGGATAATGGCAATAAAATATGAAATAGTAGGAAAATCACTAACGTCTACTTCACAGACTAGTTTGCTGACAGCTCCTGCTAAACAACAATTAATAATAAAATCTATTAGGGTTTCAACTATGGGAGTATTTACTCCTTCAGTGACCTTTGAAGTAACAGACAGTTCAGCGTCTGCTACATACACAATTGAACGATTAAAAGTATTAGTAGGAAATCAGACTATAGAGTTATTAACTCACCCGTTAATACTAGAAGAATCAGATATATTAAAAGTAACTTCTACTTCCACAGATCAGCTAGATATTGTAATCAGCTATATGGCAGTAGCTCAAAATGAATAAGGGTGCCCCCTTGCAAATAGGGGACATATAAGGTATAATATAACCATGGATAACAGCCAAAAGATGGACGTTACAGGTCCAGTACAACCTAATGATATTGTAATGCGTGCCTCTGAGATCGGGCAAAGTATGCCTGGTATCGGAGCTTTAGCTTATAAGCAAGCTAGAAAAGGGGCACAAAAAGGAGTCAAGGGTATACACATGATTCCTGAATCTAATAATCAAAATGTAGATTTTATGAATATAGCTAGGCAAAACGTAAATGCACAGCTAACTAACATGGCCAATGCAGTCGAGGCAGCTTCAGCTCCTCCTGGTCACATGCTGGCTTTTATTACACCACAAGAAGCGGGCATATTGAAACTACTTGGAGGTAGTGGTGAAATGACTGAGTCGGGTGTTCCTTCTTTCAGACCAGGAAGATTTAGAGGTGGACAAATGAACTCTCCTTCATCAGAGAAAAAAGATAGAGATAAAGACGATACTAAAAATAGAGATGGTATAAGCACTCTTGATAAAGCTATGCAAAGAAGACCTAATGCCTTTGCAGCAGCAGATGTAGCAGCAGCAACAGATAGAATTGCAGCTGCAGGAGGAAGTTTAGGTGATGAATTTGGAAGAGGCGGAAGAGATACTAGAGATCGAATAGCAAATTTAGGAATGACTCAAGCAGAGATTGATGAAGCATATGGCACACAAACTACGGCAGGTAAAAGTTTAGCTGTCAGAGATATGATGACAAAAGCTTCTGGCTATAATCCAAACACAAAAAGTTATGATAATCCTTTTAATCAAGGCATAAGTTTAGATTTAGGATACTCTGCATACGATAAACTTATACGTGGCGGATATACTCCAGCAGATATAGCTAGAATGGAGTTTGATCAAAGTAAAGGGTTATTAGGAGATATGAAGTTTAACGCTACTTTAGATGGAAAACCTGTTGGAGCATTTAATATAAATAAAGCAGGAGGATTCTTAGATAATATATTTGGTAGAGGTGGTTTTACTTTTAATCGTGATTACATGGATCAAGGAAATCGTGCTGGAAGAGATAGAAATAACAGAAGAAATTTTGTAGAACAAACTATTGCCCAAGAAGTAGGCAGTGGTGTTGTTGGTGAAACTGGCGACTACTTAGATCCAAGTGAAGCATATCTACCATCAGATTATACTAGCGATAGAATAACAGAAGGTGATTTAGTTCCAGGTCGAAGAAGATTTATGTTAAGAAGAGATGGTAAAAAAATTCCTGAAGGCGATAGTTTAACTTTAGATGAAATAAGAAACTATGCAATGGTAGGTGGTTTTAATTTACTAGAACCATTTAGTGAGTATCAAGCTAGAAGAAGACAATATTATGGACCACCTGATTTTGGTCAAGGTACAGACTTTGATTATTCAGGCTCAACATCAGGAGGTGGATAATGGCACTATTTGATTTTTTATTTGGTGGTGGACAATCTGCTCCTGCAGTTCAATCGTCAGGAATTCAAACTACTGATATACCTACATACGTAGCACAACCTTCAGCTCAATTAATTGGCGCAGCAGCAGATGTTGCTTCTGAAGATTATGTATCTTATGCAGGTCCAAGACTTGCTGGTTTAAGTCAAGCAGAACAAGATGCAATTGCACAACAAAGAGCACAAGCAGGAGAAGGATATGGTGCGGCAACAGCAGGTATTACGACATTAGGTGGTGCTGACCAATTCTTATCAGGTGCTTCAGGCACTCAAGGTTTAGTGCAAGAAGGTGCTAACTTATTAGGACGAGGTGCATCAAGTATATCAGCTGCTGACATACAGAACTATATTAACCCATATGTAACTCAAGCTTTAGATCCTGCAGCTAGAAGATTGCGAGAAGAAACGCAAAGACAACAAATAGCAAATGCTGCAACAGCTGCACAGACTGGAGCGTTTGGAGGTAGTAGACAAGCCGTTCTTGAAGGGATAACAAACAGAAGTTTAAGTCAGGGTATTAGTGATCTATATGCAAAAGGATATGGAAGTGCTTATGAGTCGGCTTTAAAAGCTGCACAAGATGATAGAAAACGTGAAGTGCAAGCAGGAACATCTATGGGTAGTTTAGCAAAAGCTTCAACAGGTGCGGCTGATTCTATACGTAACATAGGCTTAGCAGAAATTACTGGCGCAGCTACTAGACAAACTTTAGGTGCTGCAGACGTTGCTTCCCAACTAGGAGTGGGGGCACTAGAAAGAGGAGTAGATCAGCAAGCTTTAGATATTGCATATAGTGATTTCTTAAAAGAACAATATTACCCTAAAGAACAATTAACATTTATGAGTGGTATCTTACAAGGAGCACCGTATCCTGTAACTACATACACTCAAGCAACCGCACCAGGACAAGAAGGTCCTAGCGGATTCTCTCAACTATTAGGCTTTGGACTTAACGCAGCTAGTGTAGCTGGTGGTTTAGGCTGGACACCGTTTGGATAAAATATGGCAGAAAAACCTAAATTTGATTATTCTCAAGATACTGGCTTTGGAAAATTTTTAGAGTATGGTGACTTTCTTGGAGAAGATAGTATTTACAATCCTTATAATCTAGGAACAGCTTTGTATGATCTTGGTGCTGTCCCTATAAATAAAGCATCAGAATTTTTTACTGGTTACAATCCTGGCTTATCAGGTAATAGATTCTTTAATAGGGGTGATCCAAACATAGCATATTTTTTGGGGGCAGAAACTGACGCTACTCCAGGTTATTTAAGCTATGAAGAAAGAATGCAGCTGGCAAGGGATAACGCAGAACGAGAGGCGGACATATTTCAGAAAAGACAAGATCAAATGCAAAAAGGGAAATTTGAAAAAAATAATCCTAAACCAAAGTTTGATACTAACATTGACAATTTTATTATTAATCAAGAAAATGCCATGGACAAATTTAGAGATCCAGACTACAAACCTGCTGATCCATTTCAAGTTGCTGGAGAAAAATCTTTTAATCCTGCAAGACTAGAGATGGGTAACATGAAATTAGATCAAGCTATTTTTGACGATAAAATGGAAAAAGGTCTTAAAGAATTAGGTGATATATCTAAAAAGAAAATGGACGAGAAAGATTTAAAAGATAAAGAAGCTGCAGCTAAACTTGCTAAACAAGAAGCTTATGAGTCAAAAAGTTTCTTAGAAAAAATGTTTGATAAAGATGTCAGAGAAGGTGAATCTATTTCTAATGCCGATAAAACTTTTGCTAGTATGAATGCAATAAGTAGAAGATTACTAGCGCCTAGAAATCCTGGAGAATATCGTAGCTTACTTGGAGATATAGCATTAGGATTAGATGATGCAGGTCAAGCAGT